GGATTGGGCACCATATCAGAAGTACATAGCTGGTGCTGGTAACGCTTTTCAAGAGTTCCCTGAACATCTGTTAAGTCGCGCTGTCGATGACTATATTGGTCAAATTGATAGAATGTGTGCAACACAGTTTGGTAAAGGGATTTTGTCTAACGTTCGAGTACTTTCAGAAGTGGAAACTGTATCTGGTGTTGACGGCTTGAAGTTTGTAGATGCAATGAAGACTGGTACTTCTATGGGTTTTCCCATCAATAAGTCCAAGGAAAATTTCATCATAACTTTGGATCCTGAAGAGTTTGAACAAGAATGTCCGCGAACCCTTGATGCTGAAACGCTATCTTTGGCTGAAGAAGCCCGAGAGTGTTATGCGCGTCGGGAGCGACATTATCCTGTTTTTAAAGCTTGTACCAAGGATGAACCCACTAAGTTATCCAAACTAAAAGTTCGTGTCTTTCAAGCTGCACCTGCAGCCTTGCAATATAATATTCGGAAATACTTCCTAACGATTTGTCATTTCATGTCGAGTGCACCTCTAACCACTGAGTGCGCTGTTGGAATTAATTCTCAAGGTCCTGCGTGGACTGAATTGAATGAACATATTTGCAAGTTCGGAGATGATCGAATGGAAGCCGGAGATTTTAAAGCTTATGACCAGCATATGTCAGCGAGAATGGTTTTGTGTGCTTTCACGGTTTTTGAACACATTGCCCGCAAAGCGGGATATAGTGACGAGGACCTTCTTATCATGCGAGGCATTGCTTCTGATGTTGCTTATCCCGTTGTGAACTTAAACGGGGAGCTCATACAGCTTTTTGGATCTAACCCTAGTGGCCAGAACTTAACTGTGTATGTCAATAGTGTTGTAAACTCTATCTATCAAAGGTGCGTGTTCTTTGCACTTTACCCTGACTATAAGGGTTTCTTTGATGATGCAGTAGCTTTGATTACTTACGGTGATGACAATAAAATGGGAGTATCAAAAGATTACCCAAAATATAATCACACCAATATGCAGAAGGTTTATGCTCATTACGGCATTGAATACACAATGGCCGATAAGGAAGCTGAATCTGTACCTTATGTCACTAATAGTGGATCAGATTTTATTAAGCGTGATCCGGTTTTTGTTGAGAAATACTCTTACACCGATTTTACCGGTGAAGAACACCACGGCATGTATTGGGCTTGTTTAGATCAGATGTCTATTTTCAAGTCGTTACACTGCAACTTGGCTTCACAAGCTGAGACTCCAATTGCAGTTGCCGCTCAGTGTTTAGATCAGGCAATGTCTGAGTTTTTCTTTCATGGACCCGAAGTTTTTAAAGAACGCCATGACCAACTAAAACGCGTCGTTATAGAAGCGGGTCTTTCGGATGTAATTTCTCCGAGGTTTTACCAAGACTTTGATACACGTGAAGCTTTATGGATGGAAAAGTATGGAATCTCCATTAAGTAACTTTTGGCATCGTGCTGAAATCACGGTAAACTTACTCCGTTTTGGGAAGAACGTAAAGCTTTTTGATCTTGGACCGATGTTAAAGGTATCCTGTCCCGGAAAGACGTTAAACTTGCCAAGTCAGTCGTCCTCTGATTAGTGCCCACGGGTAATAGGACTTGTATATAAAAGTGAATTTAGCACAGAGTCGATTATTTTTCGTTTTGTTCCACTCTGTAGTACCCTATGTATATTAATAATAAAACCTACGTGTAGTATACCGTATGACTTGAAAGTATTTGCACGTTAAACGTAGTATAAGTCAAGAAATGTTTATATAATAATACTGATGATGGACAGTTAAAACCATCACTTTTACATATTTTCTTTTCCGATTCGGCTGAAACTGGTGACCAACCTGTTACTGCCAACGCGGAAACAGAACAAGTTTTAACCCAGATTGGAGGAGATGCCCCACAAGGAAATGAGGGTATGTCTTCCACTCAACAACCAGTTGATGTTGAAATTGTGGAGGATACTGTCGCCATAGAGCAATATCTTAAGCGACCAATTCGTATAGACCAAACAACATGGAATACCGGGGATTTTCTCCGTAAGACCATTGATCCTTGGAGTCTTTACATGGCTGATCCTGCAATTCGACGTAAGATAGATAATTATGCCTTCTTTAGAGGAACCATGAAAGTCAAGATCACAGTCAATGGAAATGCCTTTTACTATGGGCGTGGCTTAGTCTCGTACAACCCTTATGGGTTTGATAATCGAGAAGTTGAGCGCGCACCTGGTAACGCTCCAACTGTAGACAATGTCAGGTTTTCTCAAAGACCACATATTATCATCAATCCAACAGAATCATCTGGAGGCGAATTGACGTTGCCTTTTGTTTTTCCGCTGAGTATGTGTCAAAGGACTAGTACCTCGAATAGGGATTGGTCCCAATCATCTCTCGGCAGACTAATATATTCGTCTTTCAATCCTCTTCGTCATTCTAATGGAATTACCTCGGATATTACGATAACAACATTCGCTTGGTTCGAAGATATCACATTGGCGGGTCCAATTCTGATACCTCTCCCTAGTACAGATCCCCTCTATTCAGACGCGGGTGATGAATATGGACAAGGTATTGTTTCTCGGCCTGCCTCAGCTTTAGCAAGAGCTGCTGGCTCATTGACAAGTATTCCTATGCTCAAGCCATATGCGATGGCAACCCAAATCGGTGCAGATGCCGTGGGTAAAGTCGCTAGTCTTTTTGGCTATAGTAGACCTGTAAATCTAAACCCGATTAACAAGTTTGCGCCGTCATATTTAGGGAATATTGCTAATACTGCCGTCGAAGATGCAACCGACAAGTTGACCTACGACCCCAAGCAAGAATTGTCTTTAGATCCATCGCTCTTAGGTGTCAATACGATGCAAGATGAGCTTACAGTTAACAATATCGCTTCCCATGAATCTTATTTTACTCGTTTTGAGTGGAAAACGGACGATGCGGTCGATCAGTTACTGTTCTCTACTAGGGTGACTCCTGTGATGTTCAGTCGAAGTAGCCTAACTCAAGGCACTGACACAGAATACCACCTCACACCTCTTGCCCTCGCAGCTCTACCATTCGAGTTTTGGAGAGGTAGTCTAATCTATCGCTTTCAACTAGCTGTTTCTAACTTCCATAAAGGTCGTTTACGTTTAGTTTATGATCCTGTTGGGAGCTCTAGTCTCGGCGGTACAGCACCAGATTTTTCTACAGTGTATACTCGTATCCTTGATGTTACCGAATCCAAGGAGTTTGAGCTAAGAGTTGGGTATAATCAGCCAGTAGCCTTTCGTGAGGTGGATAAAGATATTGCAGAAACAGCAGATCTTCCTTTTTCACCTTTGGCAGATATTACTGATTTTACAGCGACGCCAGTTACATCAAAGATACATAACGATAATGGTGTTTTGTCAATCTATGTACTTAATGAGTTGACAACTCCAAATACAGCGGATGTAAACTCACCGCAAGTTAATGTTTTTGTGCGTGCTGGCCCCGACTTTGAGGTTGCCGGACCTAGTGGTTTTGCTCTTGATAACTTCACAACTTTCGAACCTCCGGAAGAACTTCCCCAGATGTTTTCAGATGCGAGTGAGCTTGTACCAATCAAGAAATCTCTAGATCCTATCGGAAAATTGATGACGGACGAACATGTCAATCTCAATTATTTCGGTGAGGTATTCATGAGTTTTCGAGATATGTTAAAGCGTTATGAACTATCCACTTTATATCTGAATCCACCAGTACCAGAGAATTCTGAAGTACTGCAATGGATCGTGACATCACCCAATTTTCCAATGTATCGCGGACCTGATCCGAACGGGCCAGACTCTAAAGGTTCCGCCCCTTGGACAGTATCCAAAAATACTTTGATGAATTGGTTGACTCCGGCCTTTGTATGTAGACGAGGAGGAATTCGTTGGAAATTTAACTTAGAGAGTTATTCTACAGATCGTCCCATGACAGAAATGTATGTCTATCGTAGATCTGGTAATCCTATTCTACAGAATACTATTACTGATCTGCAGATAACTGGTATCGATCCTAAGATAAGGGCTGTTGGCTATCATTCTTCAATGTTCCCTGGTGGGGCTTTGACTAATGTTGCTGTTAAGCCTACTCTTGAAGTAGAATTTCCATACTATGCAAATAGAAAGTTTAATGCCGCTAGTGAGACAACGGAGATAGGTCTCTATGGACAAAAACATTCTATAGTAGTATTTGGTAGGAATCCTTCGGCAACTCCTTCGGAAGATATCGGAGCCTATATTAAAGCGTATTGTGCAGCAGGCGAAGACTTCAACCTAAGTTGGTTTATCAATGCACCTGTTTTATATCTCAATCCCGATTTCCCCTAAAAGAGAGGGGACGCCTGTAGATGAGGCTGCGAATATCGCTACTTGTATTCCCCCCCTTTTTGGGGGGCGCCTGTAGATGAGGCTGCGAATATCTCTACTTGTACACCCCCCCCTTTATGGGGGGCGCCTGTAGATGAGGCTGCGAATATCTCTACTTGTATACATATTTATATGTTTAGTTCCCCCTTTAGGTAAAAGGCAAACCTTTAGGGGATGGAAATCCAGGCTTGGGAGCCTGGTGGGTTGGTAGGACCTAATTTGCTCGTGTAATGACATGAGCGCCACTGTTCTCTGAACAGGTATCTAGTTTTAGATTTTTGTGCGCTCATGCGCGCAAATTGAATTTTTATAGATCCCGACGTTTAAAGATTGGTGGTAGGATTAAACCTAGCCAAACAACGGCAGATTCGCA